CACCAGTTATAGAGAAAGCTATACTTTCTCATCCCCGGACCATACGGTGGGGGGAGGGGTAGAGGGGTAGAGTACATACAAAGATTATGCAGGCATTGAGTAACTCTGTAAGCAACGTGCGCGCGTGGGCCTTTGCAGTTGCGGGTAGAATATACCTACAACGTATGCGTTGCGCGCCTTAGACACCTCTGTAAGCAACCGTCTTTCTGCGTTAGAAGCCCCTTACGCTGTAAGCAAAATCTTAACACCCAAGTGGGTATAAGATATATATAGTTATTTCTTTTAATTCTTTAAATAGTTTATGTTCATCATATCCTTCATATAGCGGCAACCGTAACTTACCCTTATGACAGACAAGTGTCCTATGTGTGAGGCCGGCGCTATAGGGATGCAGTGGTCGCGCGATATAATAATAGGTAAGGTGGGCATCGAAGAGGCCGCGATGTTCTTCAAAATGACGCGTAATGAGGTTATGGACCATATTAATACTCACCAGATCAAGGAGGATAAATCTACTGGTGAGTACAATTCCGAAGACTTCTACATGAAGCGCCTCCTGAATATGCTTAAGAAGCTCGAAGATTGGGTCGACTATGTTTGTAAGATCCGCGACTTCGATAGAGAAAATATTAAGCTCGCGATCATGCTGACAAAAGAGACGCGCGCAACCCTCCATGACCTCGCTGAATTTCAAGGGCGCCTCAACCTTGGTGGCAACGTGAATGTGCGCATAGAAAAGATGAATCACCAATATATCGAACTCACGAATGTAATCGTCCAGGAGGTGTGCCCGTCATGTCGCAAAAAAGTTCTAGAAGCTATAGACAATCTGCCAGCGATCGAAGTGACGACGGTATAGAGGTACCCGAGAAGAATCAGCTCGACTACATTAAAACTGTGGCGCGCGGCAAGATGGATCCCGTCTGGTGGACTAAGGAAATCCTCGGGGTAACTCTTTTTCCGGCGCAAGAAGAGATTATGCGCGAGTTCTACAGGAGCCGCTATAATCCCAATCTTCCACAATATAAACAACTCGTCATTGTAGCCGGCATGCGTAGCGGAAAAACGGCCCTCGCCTCCATCATGGGGTGTTACGAATTCTGGGACGCCATCACTATGCCGAATCCCGCGAAGCATTATAATCTGCTTAAGAATCAGAAACTATTTATTCAGATCGTTTCTGTTAGTGAGAAGCAGGCTTCCGACGGTGTCTTCTCTAACATTCAAACTATGCTAGAGGGCTGTGAGTGGCTTCACACGTGGTTTGACGTAGAAATACGATCTGACAACGTTGAATGTGACGCTAAGCGAATCAAACTACAGACCCTATCTTCTTGGGCCACAACAGCAGTAGGTCGTACGTCCGCGTGCGTTATCTTTGATGAGCTCGCGCTCTTTGAATCTACGGGCGGCAAACGTGGCGCGTGGGAAATATGGTCAAGACTGAAAAAATCTACAGATACACTCGGCGACGATGGCCATGTAATCGGTATATCATCGCCTCAGCATCCCACAGATATTATTATGCGCCTCTACCTTGAAGGTAAAGCCGCGATGAAGCGCGACTATGAGATTCGTACTGAAAAAGTCCCAATACCGCCCCACTATAAGCCTAACAACGTTCTCTCATATAAAAGGCCCACTTGGGAGATGAATCCACATTTCTCTGAAGCCGCGCTCAGAGAAGAATACAAAAGAGATCTGCCAACATTCTACAGAGATTATGCATGCAGACCAGAGATCGCGGGTGGCATAGAATTCCCTGAAGGGGTCTTCCTGAAGCCGATGATCAACATCCTCCAATTACAAGAACTCCCCCTAATGACTGACCAATTCAGGGTTCTCGCGATTGACCCCGCTGTTACTAATGACCGTTTCGGTATTGCGTGCGGCTATATGGATCGCATGAGTGGCGGTCTTATAGTAGACGGTGTGCATCGCTTCACCAAAAGAGAAGGCGACGCATTTATTCGCCCTTCCGAGATTAGGAAATATCTCGACAACGTCATACCCAAGATTAATGCTAACGTCTTTATCTTCGATACTTGGATGTATCCAGAAATTATCGAGCACGTTACCGACACATACGGCATGGAGTACATAAAACATATTGTTGGCAAAGAAGACTACGACCGCTGGAAGGAGCAGCAATCCGATGATTACCCTACCCCAGTTAAAGTTGTATTTGATGAAGAGCTCAAATATGAGGTAGAGAATCTTCTCGTACTAAATGAACGTACTCCCAGGGTAGATCACCCATTCGGCGGTAGCAAAGATATAGCTGATTGCGTGGCAAATGTTATCTGGTATCTATCTACGGTGCAACCTATGAACATTCTCCCAGATTCAATCACACTTCGCGTTATATGAGGCGATATTATGGGTATAACAAAAAGTATCACTAGAAAATTTAAGCAGGCGTTTTCGCGCCTTAACACTGGCTCTGCAGGCTCTACTGCGAACCACATTTATGCTGGTAAGCAAGTTACGAACTCGCTCGCGCAATTCCTCATAGACATTACGAATTGGCGCGAAATGGACGAGTCCGATATCTACGAACAGATGTATGGCTTAGAATCTGAAGTGGGCGGCGCTATAGACCGCATTAGCACGATGACCTCAGATTCTTTTAAGCGCTTCAAGATGTCCGATAAGGACACTGAATACGATGAAACTGAGGCCGAAATGCTCCGAGAGGCCGAACATATCGCTACCAAACTTAACATTAAGGGCGAATTCGAAAAGTACGCTGAACTTCTCATGATGCATGGCAATGTTTACATTCACCCACTGCCGGGCTTCACCTACGAAATCTTGCCGAACAAATCAATCACCATTGTAGACGACCTTTCCCGCATCGGAGGTAGTTCGAGCCTCACCGCGATCAGGGCCGCCAAGTACTACATTTTAGATGAAGGCTTGACCACTGAACAACGGTATCGCGCGGAAGACATCATTCACATTAAATTCAAAGAAACTCCCATCTGGTGGACCGACTCTAAGGGCCGCAAAACATTCGGAATCTATTCCATTTCACCGTTACATAGGACTGTCCTCCCTATTTGGGAGAAACGCCAAATTACCATTATTGATGTCATCTGGAGGTGGAGAAATGTTCCGCGCGAACACCACCAGATTGATGCTACCCTCTTCAGTCTAGACAAATACCCCGGCAATATTGATCAGCGGCGGACTGCGGCAAACTCTGACATGGAAAGAACAATTGCGGGATACACTAACACCATTAAAAACCAAACCCCAGATCAAGGCTACGTCACCTCAAGCGGTGTCGAAATTAAGCCAATCGAGCATTCCGCAAGTTACCTCTCCACTAATGACCGCATTACGCAGAATGCAGATCAGGTCTGGACCTCTTTATCTATTCCGCGCAGCGTAATCGCAGGTGGCTCTGGCGGCTCCTACTCATCCGATTTAGTCTTAAGCACCTATGTCGCCAATAAGATTGAGCAACTCGCCAACAAGATTAAGCCCGTCATCCTCGATAACATTAGAAAGCGCCTGCTCGCTCTCAAATCCTCCTACCCCGTTGAGGAAATGGACATTAAGATCGAATTCGTGATGGCGAACTCGAAAATAGAACTGGCTCGTCAAATGGTAATGATGAAGGATGCCGGTATCTTCACAGAGACCGAACTTCGGAACCTCCTAGGTTATCTTGAGCTCCGCGAAGACCAACGCCCATATGTAGTTAAAGACGTTACACCTTCAACTACTCCGGCTGGAGCTCAAGATCCAGAAACCCCACATAGTTCCGCGCAACACTCCTCTGACGCGGGGACTGCTACCGTTAATCGTTCTTTGAGATCCCCTTAATATTAAGGAAATCTCATTCTCATTATAGGTGGAATGGAGATGAGCGACCGTATTTGGAAAACAGTAGATGCTCTCCATGTAGATGGGGCTTCCATTAGGGCGATCCCAGTAAAGGATCACCACGGTAAGCTCACTCCATGGACGCCGTCTATTATTGAAAAGATGTTCAACAAGATCAAGGGGCCAGTACCCTTCTATGTGGGTCACGATCTCACCGCATTATCGCCAACCACTGTAGGATACGGAGTTAAGTTCGGCATCACCGATAATAAAGACGACATCACATACAGTGGATTTGTATTCGATGAAAGCGCGATCAAGCAAATCATAGAAGACGGCTACAACAGTATCAGCCCCGAGGTCGAAACTGTCTATGATGCTAACGGAGAACTCATAGATAGTACACTTCTCGCCATGGCATTTGTCAAAAACCCAGCATTCCCGGGAATGCAAGTACAATTCGCAAACGCCGCATTCAGTGCCCCTGAAAGCGAGGAACTAACATCAAAAACAGGTGAACCTATGTCTAAGTCAACTGCAATTGGAATCCTGAAGTCCAAAGGACTTTCAGATACAGAGATCGAGACTCTCACGCAGGCGTTTGAGAGTGAACAGGCTGCACCGCAAACCGTACCGCAGAGCGCGCCCCCCGTAACTACTCCCCCTGTTGTTACGCCGGCTATTCCTGCACCCACTACGGCTGCCCCCACTGATATGAGTGGCTTCGAAACTCGCATCGCAGAGCAGGCTGCAGAAATCGCGCGTCTCACACAGACTAATGAGAGTCTCCTACAAACTCAGTATACTAGCGTTCGCGATGAAGTGAAAGGCCTCGGTATCGCTAATCCAGATGAGATCGTTAAGGGCCTTCCTACTGAGCAGAAGATCTCGATCCTCAGCAAGCTGAAAACAAATATGGCTCGGACGCAGCCCATGTCGACACCTACAGGCGCCCCAGTTGCATCTAGTCAGCCTCCCGCTGATCAGCGCGCGAAGGTTGCATCTATCCTCAAGTCTGTCGGCATGACTGTAGAAGAGTATGAGAAACTTAAATCCAGTAAGAAGTGATTACCATGTCTTATGGAGGAATTACAAACGAAGCGCGCACCCAGCCTTTTGTTGCTGAGGATGCTATCCCCAATGCTGGCTATGTCCTTATGCCAGGAACTGCAGATCAAACGGCCGGTCTTAACCTTAAGGTTAAGCTGAACGACGGGAACACGGAGCCTGTCGGATTCTCCTATACGTCCACTAAGCACCCCGTTACTGGAGTTGCCACGGCAAACGTTCAGGTCGGCGTTACTGCTCTCATTGAGGGCACTGAAGTTGAGGTCCCTGTTGTTGCGAGTAATGCCAAGATCACTCAGTGGGATGCAATCGAGATCGCTGCCGGCGGAAAGGTTGACAAGAAGGATGGCGCCGGCTGGATTGTCGGGCATGCACTTGAAGACAAGGATGCAACGACCGCGGGCTACATCAGAATCAGAGTGTGCAAGTATTACGCCGCATCTTAAGGTGATAAACATGAAACAGTATTTCGATGATGGATATAATGGTGTAATCACCTCCGACGATGAGGCGAAGAAGGAACTTCTCCGTGAGATCGTCTACTTGAAGGCAGAGGAACTCATGGTCTGGAAGGACGCTGTCGTCATGCAGGGCATGGATGGCCTCGAGCTTAAGCTCATGCTCCCGAAGACCAAGCGCATTGATCCGCAGAAGATCGCAGAAGGCGCCCGTGCCAGGTACCGCAAGGTCGACTGGTTCACGATCAATGAGGTCATGGAGAAGGAGTCTGTCGAGCTCATGATCACCGATGAGGCAAACGCTCGCGGCCTTGACAGTGTGCAGATGAGATACTCTCTTGTCGCGGCTGCTCGTGGCCTCGCATGGTCTAAGGACTCTGATATTAAGACCACCATTGTTGCTGGTAAGGGCGGCACTGCTGCAGCTTCCGGCCTGTGGACTGATCCGACGACTGATATCGCGAGTGATGTCGCAGACTGTATCGGTCTTATCATTGATAATTCTGAGCTCAATGAGCACACCCTCGGGCAGATGCAGATTTATTATCCCGCAGGACTGTTTGCTCACCTTAATAAGCCGGTTCAGATCGGTGAAATCAAGGACACGATCAAGGATTACCTTGGCAAGCAGTACGATATGGCGTTCCGCGCAACTAAGCAGATTACTACTTCTGCCTACATCGTTGTCCCCGGCGAAGAGACTGCGTCGCATATCTTCTACACCGGTAAGGATATTAAGCTCGCGGAATCTGAGCGCGAAATGGGTGTCGGAGAGCGCTATCTCATCACGCAGCTCTTCAAGACGTTCGTCATGCCTGAAGTTGAAAACGGTATCACGAACAGCAAGATCCGCGAAATCACTGCCGTCAAGCAGTAAGGAGGTATCATGTCTGTAGACCTCTCCCAACTCATTTTAGAAGTCAGGTCTGCTCTAACTGAGGTTCCCGAAGACTATATCGGCGACCACCAGATATATAAAGACTTGAAGCGCGCCTACAGGTTCATCATTGCTATCGCGAAAGAGGACGCTGAAGAAGACCTCATTCAGCTGGCAACAATCAATCTCGGTGCATATTACTCCTACCTCAACTACACGGGAATGGCGGAGAGGATCTTAGAGACGCTTCCACAAACTTCATATCTACGCGTCGGTACATTCCGCGAGATCGCTCTCTCCACGCTTCAGCTTATCTCTACAGTACCACTGAAAAGTGACCTTACCATAGATACAAAAGCTCTATCAGGATGCTTACCAGGTGTCGGCCTAACGTCATCTACTGTTGACTCGGAGGAATAACATGCATGAGTTCTCTTCCTATAAATTCGAGGCTAAAAACATTCCCGGCATTTA